TCATAATTAATAACTGTAATATAGGTGATAATATAGGATTGTCAATGAAATTTTTATTAAGTTTAATAATTTGTTCTAGCGTTGCTGGTGAATGCATGCCACCATACAAATGGCCTGACACATTTAATTCACAATATGATTGTTTGATGTTTGGATACAAAGAATCTGTCGTCAAATTAGAAGAGTTAGGACGTACAGATGTTAATAAATATGGCATGTTTATAAAATTTTATTGTACCCCTGCAGATACTATTTGACAACAATATGAATCTTTGATAATGCTGGAAGTCAATCTTCTCACCATTACCTACCCTTACTATTTCCCTCTTCAAGGGTAGGTGTTTTATCTACAGACACAACCATAGAAGTCACCACTACCATCATTCATTACATGAACATTGTATGGTGCATCATAATATGTGGTTAAGTGTAAACGTAGTATGTCACATAGATCAAAGCAATCTACGTCTGCCAGTAATGATATACCCTCCATCATCTCCTTTGTGACAGCTACTAACTGATACAATTCGTCGTTGTTTAAAAGTATCAAATCCATTTGCCCACTCCTTTACTTTTTCATGCCACAGTTTTTTAAGCTCTGGGTCTTTTGTTCGGTTGTATTCTTTTGCCAGGTCGTCTAGCTTGTCTTGTGTAATCATTTACTTTATTACCCCACTCAATTATATTTTTTAAACCATGTGCTTTCAAGGATATATCCACACCATAACTTTTCCATGCTTTTCGCATTAGATTTAGTTCAAGTAAAAGGTTTGACCATTGTCCTTGATTGGCACCATCTACTTTAATTGTTATTATTTTTTCTTTCATACCTACAATGTAGGATTTATTGGGATTGTTGTCAACCCTTTCCTTGGCCCTTATATCGTGTTTGTTTCTGCTGTCTTTTCTCTGATTTGTTTTTATTTTTCTTGTGTTGACGTGCGCCTCTTTTTTTAGGTTTATCTCTTGTCTGAAATGATTTAAATTTTTTCGCCATCTTTCCATTCTCTTACAAACGGTTCCCCCTCATCTGATCTTACGATGTGTGGTAGATAACTTATTTTACCGTTTACGTGTTGCTCTAAATCAGAACCACAATTCATACATCTATAGACTGTAGG